ACGCTCAGCATCCGGAACCCATGGGCGATGGAGATCATCCTCGGCCGCAAGGACATCGAGAACCGCGACTGGAAGCCGCGTCTTGAGACCCCGTTCCGGCTCAACATCCACGCAGGCAAGACGTTCGATGACCGCGCCGACTACTACACCCGCCTCACTCGCGAGCAGTGCGCGGACCGCATGGGTGCGCTCGTCGGCATCTGCACCGTCGTCGCCATCCACGACGGGTACGCCTGCCGCAACGCGTGTTCAAAATGGGCGATGACTGCCCGCTGGCACTGGGAACTATCCAACGCTCACGCAATCGACCCGATCCCTATGAAGGGTCGGCTCGGGCTGTGGGAAGTCCCTGCCGATACCTGGGGGTCTGAGTGATGCACCACGACGCGCTATGTGAGGGCAACAGCCTCTTGGCGATCTCCGGCTCATTTGGGCCGTCCAAAGGGTGCAAGTGCGCGTCCCGCGCCTACGCCCGCGATCCGCTGCCGGACGACGTGACACCGATCTACGCCGAGCGAAAGATGCCCGGCCAGGAGGGCGCATGAGGCGACGTCGCGGCGCATGGGTCCGGCGCTACCTCCAGCACACCTACAACCGGCTGGTGTGCGACAGGACGATCAGGAGGACCGTGCGGTGACGATGCCTGTGTGCCCGCTCTGTGGCAAGCCGATCCCCGACAACGCCTACATCTGCCGACCATGCGGATTGACGCTAACCACAGCACTGAACCACATCGCAGACCTGCACTCAGAGCTTGACATCACCCTGACCAAACAGACCCGTATCGGCTCAACCAATGGCCCAGCACAACCGCCTGAGGTTGACCCTGATCCACTACCCAAGAACGCTCTCCTCTGGGGCGTCGCCATACAGCCGCTGCCGTTCCACCTTGGGGCCAGTGGAGTCCGTGCCGACGTTGGCAACAAGATCAGCACCTGGGCGCGCGTCATCCTCGAAGAGCGAGGCATGGAACTGCCGCCGATCCCTGAGCCGCCTATTGGCCCGTTGTGCACGCCGACCGAGTGCAAGCACGAGTCCTGCACCGTCATCCGCTGGCACGTCAAGGATTCCGAGATCACCCACGCCGCCAAGTTCATCGCGGCTCATGTCTGGTGGCTACGTCATCGCCCTGAGGCTCCCGAGGCGTACAGCGACCTGGTTGCCATCGCCTCACAGCTGGAACACATCATCGACAACCCACCGACGCTCAAGTACGCAGGGCCATGCAACATCTGTCGCAAGGATCTCTACGCACGGGAAGGCGCCGGCAAGGTCGAGTGCCGCCCATGTGGGATGTCCTACGACATGACGGGCAGGCGCGAGTGGCTACTCGAATGTGCTGAGGATCGCCTCGAACGGGCATCGCTGATCGCCCAGGCAGTGACCGATCTCGGCTCCCCGATCTCGGCTGACCGGATCCGCAAGTGGGCACAACGAGGGCAGTTGACACCCCACGCAACAGACAGGCTCAGACGGCCGCTCTACCGTGTCGGCGATGTGCTCGATCTGCTCAGGAATGACACGCGGCGCAAGGTCAGCGCGTGACACGACGCGCCGATAATGAGAATCCTTGTCAAACGCCGGGTGCTGTGTCATGCTTTGTAGCCAGTGGACAAGGCATCCCAAAAATAGGAGCCGGTCCACTTCTCTATGTGCCTGAGTCAGTGGTGATGACCCGGTCTCCAAAACCGACGTCTACAGGTCCGACTCCTGTCAGGTATGCGAAGTGGAGCGGGCCTTCGACGGCCGCTCAGCGTCGCTCGCAAGGCGACCACTACAGCCAACGCGAACGCCTGTGCATGGGCGTGATTGGTTACCGCCGTCCACACACTCCCTCTCGTCGCTGCCGGCCTGCCACCAACACGCCTACGGACAAGGGCAGCACACCCAGCCCCGAGAGGGTTCATCTTCGGGAGGCGCGATGTTCGACCAGATGCAGGTCATCGCTAACCTCGACGCCGCACTACGCCGTGAGCGCGACACGATTCGAGCAGCCGAGCTCCGCAAGGACAGCGACAGTGTGGACAAGGCCAAGGCACGCGTAGACAGACTGCTCGACACAAGGCTGACACTTCATGCCAGTCTCCCCGCCTAGCATCTGCACCGCGCCAGGTTGCGGCACCCTCGTCTACGGCGGCGGGCGCTGCCCCGACTGCCTCACTCAGACACGACGCGAGCGTGACAAGACGCGAGGCAACGGCACGCAACGCGGATGGACAACCAAGTGGGCAGCGTTCAGTAAGGCGTACCTGATCGAGCATCCACTGTGTGAATGCGACGAGTGCAGTGCGTTGCCTATATGGCGCAGACCAGCGAGTACCGACGTAGATCACATGGATGGGCACTCACGCACGTGCTCACACAAATACGACAAGACACACCTGATGGCACTATCCCACCCATGCCACAGTCGAAAGACAGCGAAGGAAGACGGCGGTTTCGTCGGTGCAACTCTCCGATGCGGTGGGTAGGGGTGTCGCAATCTCTACCGCTGTGACGCCCTAGCCCGTCTGGGTAGGCAAGCGATGAGCGGACCAACCTCCAGACCCCCCTTCGACTTTTACCCCTTGACAACTGAACACACATCCCCTGACTGATCCTCGGGGGTAGAGAGGCCCGGCGTCCCAAGCGTCGGGCCTCTCGCATCCCTTGGGAGATTTCATGCGAGCTTGCCCTGTCTGTGGAATCACGTTCCCGATACCGGCGGGGCCGGCGCAGTTCAAGGTGTACTGCTCGGCTCCATGTCGGAATCAACCCAAGCAGCGGCGTGCTGACATGGCGCGAGGTCGGGTGCGCAAGCACATAGCCAAGCCAAAGTTCGTTCTGTTAGCCATTGAGTGCGCTGACTGCGAGGCGCGCTTCATCCCAACGCACCCTCTTCAGAGATACTGCTGCATCTCTTGTCGGCATCGACACAACGCCAACGTCGCACTCGCGTTGGGGAAGTCGACCTACCCCGGTTGGACGCCGGGGAGGCAGGCTACTTATCAGCGTCGGCGCGCGTTACTCAAGGGTGCGACCGCTCCAGGCGAGTTCATCGTTCCCGCTGATGTCTACGACCGTGATGGTTGGATCTGCGGACTCTGTGACACGAGCGTGGATCCGTCGCTGAAGTATCCGGATCCGATGAGCGTGAGTCTCGATCACATCGTGCCGGTGTCGCTTGGCGGGATGCACGCAATGTCCAACGTTCAATGCTCGCACCTGTTCTGCAACCTATCGAAGAACAACCGCGTCGCCCAGGAGGTTGCCGTGATCCCCACACTTCTCCGGCACCTGCCGTCCTGCTCGGACCCGAAGCCTCCTGCGCGTGATGCGGAGTCGGCTGGCGTCGTGGTGTTCCGCTGCCCGGGTTGCGGCGCGCTGGCCTCGTCTCCTCGGAGCGCGTGATGGCTTCCCCCAACCCTGTGAAGCGGCCGTCGTTCTACGACCAGATGTTCCCGAGCACACAGGAGGCATGGAACACCCACGATCGCTCATGTGCATCCTTCGATGAACTCTGGCTAGGGCACACAGGTGGGGTGTCGTGCTTCGGTGAGCAGACTGACTGTGACGGCTGCGGGCACTGCTTCTACAACGAGGGCCTGATGGGGCAGTACGGCCCTGGATGGCACGAGGGCGACCCGATCCTGCAAACCAAAGATGGCTACGAGGCCATGTTCTGCGCCTGCTGTGGAGACAAAGCCAGAGCCGCGCTTCGGAAGGTGGCGGTCTGATGGCTTCCCCGAAGCCTCGCCCTGTCGCGCTGAAACTCCTTGAGGGTCGCGGCCATGGTCGGGACTCTGGTGGTCGCAAGGTTGCCGAGACTCCACTGTTCAAGCGGATCCCACCTGACGCTCCGGAGTGGTTGCCGACTGAGGCCCGCGCCGAGTGGGACCGCGTGGTCCCTGAACTGGCACGCCTCGAACTGACGAAGCCGGTCGACCGTGCGGCCTTGACGGCTTACGTGCTGACCTGGCAGCGGATGGTCGACGCGTCGAAGCTGATCGCTGAGCATCCGGATGTCACCTACGTCGTGAAGGACCTCAAGGGCGACGGTGTCGAGGTCGACTCAATGGTCGGCTACGGGTTGTTGGGTTACAACTCCCAGGGCATCGTCAGGGCGCCGTGGGTCGCGATCATCGAGGCGGCATCCAAAGACTTGAGGGCATGGTGTGCCGAGTTCGGATTCACGCCTTCCGCTGAGGCGAAACTATCCGTGCAGGAGGCCGACAATGGCGAAGAGGACATCTTCTCCGGCTGACCTGAAACTGTCGCCCGAGGTTCGCAACTACCTTGAGACACGCCGGATCCCACTGCCGGACTGCCCTCCTCGGATCAAGACTCCTGAGCCGCGCATGGTGCGCGGCGCGAAGTTCGACGGGGCGCGCGTTGACCGTGTGCTCAAGGCATTCGGTCTGCTGCGTCACACGCAAGGCCAGTGGGCTGGCCGTCCACTGAAGCCTGACTCGTGGCAGGTCGCCTACATCTTGGCGCCGGTCTTCGGGTGGGTGAAGTGGGACAAGGACTCAGACTCCTACGCGCGGATCATCCGCTCGTTCTATGTCGACGTGCCCCGCAAGAATGGCAAGTCGACGCTATTCGGCGGGATCTCGATTTACATGCTTGCCGCTGATGGTGAGCCTGGCGCGCAGGTGGTGGCCGCGGCAACGACGATGAAGCAGGCCGGGTTCGTGTTCAATCCGATCAAGACGCTGGCCGAGAAGTCGCCGGCGTTGAAGCGGCACGTGAAGGCTGTCGGGTCGAAGATCCTGCACCCGAAGTCCGGCTCCTACATCGAGGTTGTGTCCTCGGTCGCTGATGCGCAGATGGGCGCCAACGTCCACTTCGGCGGCATCGACGAACTGCACGTCCACAAGACCCCCGACCTCGTTGAGGCGATCGAGACCGGCACCGGCGCGCGCCGGCAGCCGCTGATCGGGATCATCACCACGGCCGATTCTGGCAAGAAGAACACGATCTACAGCCGCAAGCGCGAGTACGTGGAGCAACTGGCCCGCGGCGCGATCAAGGACCCGTCGACTTATGGCGTGGTGTGGGCTGCGGATCCGAAGGCGGACCCGTTCAGTGAGGAGACGCAACGCTCGGCGAACCCCGGCTACGGGATCAGCCCGACGCGCTCGTATCTGGCGAACGCGGCGACACAGGCGAAGGCGTCCCCGGCTGACCTAGCCAAGTACCAGCGGCTGCACCTCGGGCTACGGACGAAGCAGGAGACGAAGTATCTCGCCCTTGACGTGTGGGACCGTAACGGTTCCTTGGTCGATGAGACGAAACTCGCCGGCCGTGAGGCGTTCGGCGGGCTCGACCTCGCGTCGACATCGGACCTCAATGCTCTCTGTTGGCTGTTTCCGTCCGAACAGGGTTTCGACGCGCTCTGGCGGCTGTGGACGCCTGAGGAGAACCTGCCGAACCTGGACAAGCGAACCGCGGGCGCTGCGACCGTGTGGGTTCGTGAGGGGTTCCTGACGCTGACGCCGGGCAACGTGTCCGACTACGACTTCATCCGGGCGCAGATCAACCGGGACCGTGAGAAGTTCGATGTGCGAGCGATTGCATACGACCCGTGGAATGCGCAGCACCTGGTCAATGACCTGATGTCTGACAACGCGCCGATGGTGTTGACCCGTCAGGGCCTGATCACGTTGTCGGGTCCGACGAAGGAACTACAACGGGTCCTGCTCGAGGGCACCAAAGAGAAGCCGATGTTCCGCCACGGTGGCAACCCCGCTGTTCGCTGGCAAGCCGACAATCTGGCCGTCTCAATGGACGCGGCAGGGAACGTGAAACCGGACAAGGCGCACGCGGCGGACAAGATCGACGCCATCGCGGCCACGATCAACGCGCTCTCGCTCGTCCTGGCCATGCCCGTGAAGAAGGCGTCGAAGTATGAAACCGAAGACCTCGCGGTCGTCTGATCGAAGGAGTCCTCGTGAATCGTCGTGACCGGTTGCTTCGTCAGGTCCACCTTCAGCGGTTCATCGTCACCCTCACCTCAGGGGAGACGTTCGACGGGCTCCTTGCCGACGCGGACGACCACACGGTGAAGCTGGTTGGCGCGTTCGCCGTGGATGAGAAGAATCGTCAGTCCATCGACGGCGACCTGTACCTGCCGCGCGAGAAGATCGCATATCTGCAGAACCCGGAGGGCCGACCGTGATCGTGTCGAACGGGACGACCCTGGACTTCGCGCCGCAGGCGCTTGGTGAGACGATCCCAAGTCTGTCTAACGGCTACTTCTACGCCGCCCAGGGCCTTGATCTGTCGGGGAAGTTCGCGACCTACGCGGCGCTGTACCGTGCGCAGCCGAGTGTGGCGACGCTGGTGGACAAGGTGTCCGCCGCTGCGGCCCGCCTGACTGTAAAGGTTTGGGACGACACCCCGAAGACCGGCAGGGTTCAGGACAAGACCTCGCCTTACGCGAAGTTGATGGCCGACCCGTGCACCTTCATGTCCCCGTTCGCGTTCTACCGCTGGACGTTCTCGACGTATGAGATTTACGGCGAGTCGTTCTGGTACAAGGTCCGGGACCCGAACGGCACATCGGTCGAGACCGAGCATGGCACCCGGTTGACTGGCAAGGTCGTCAACCTGCTGCCCATGCACCCATCACGGACTGCGGTTCACCGCAACGCGTTCGGCATGGTGGAGTACATCTTCACGCTCGGGGTTGCGTCAGCCGGGATACTGCACGCCCCGGCTGATGACGTGGTCGCGTTCCTGCGCTACAACCCTGACAGTCTCATGCGCGGGCTGTCCCGGCTGGAGCCTCTGCGGACCACACTGCTGAATGAGGACGCGGCTCGCCGTGCGACACAGTCGTTCTGGCTCAAAGGCGCTCGTCCTAGCGTGTACCTGCAACACCCGGGCGAACTCTCCCAGGGTGCTCAGGACCGGCTTAAGGCGTCCTTTGACGCACGTCACGCGGGCGCGGACAACGCAGGCAGCAGCGCGGTCCTCGAGGAGGGCATGACTGCCCAGACCGTCCAGCTGACCATGGAAGAGATGCAGTACATCGAGGCCCGCAAACTCGACATGCAAGAGGCTTGCATGGTCTACGACGTGCCCCCGCCCGTCGTTCACATCCTCGACCACGCGACCTTCTCGAACATCACCGAGCAGATGCGGTCGATGTACCGCGACACGATGACCCCGCGTCTTGAGGACTACGAGTCGGTCGTTGACTTCTCACTGCGTCCGGAGTTCTTCGCGATCGGTGAGCGCGTTGCGAACTGGGACATGACCGATGTTCTGCGTGGCGACTTTGAGACGCGGGCGGACAAGGCTGTCATGCTGCGCAACTCTGGCATCTACACCGGCAACGAGGCTCGCGACATCGTAGGCATCGCGCTGAGTCTTGATCCTGAGATGGACAAGATCTTCGCGAACGCCGCGCTCGTGGAGCTCGGCACGCCGGCTCAGCGCGTGACGATCACGGAGAAGCCGGACGCGTCCCCTGCCGCTCAGGCCATTGGTGACGCTGCCGCGGCTCAGGCTGAGGCTGAGGCGGTGGCCAGTGCGGCTGCTGACGCTGCGGCTGGCAGGAGTGTGCCGGACTCAGGTAAGGCCATTACACGGGCACTGATGGGCCGCGTGGGCCGTAAGGCGACGACGAAGGACATCCGCGCTGGGCTCGTCGCCGGGCATCAGCAGGAGCTGGACAAGTTCTTCGCTCGCCAGCACGCGTCGGTCAAGGCCGCTGTGAGCAAGAAGGCCGTTGGGGTGTTCGACCCGACCGTGTGGGATGGCGACCTGGCCACGATCCTGCACTCACTCTCGGCGGCCACTGCTAAGGCGATCGGCGCGAAGGTTGCCGCGGATCTTGGTGGCGAGTATGACGGCGCGTCTATCGCGGACTACCTGACGACGAACGCAGCCTCGACGGCGAAGCAGATCAACCAGAAGACGGCCGACGAGATCACGGCGGCACTCGAATCGGCTTCGGAGGATGCGTCGGCAGGGGACACGATCGACGGCGTGTTCGATGGTGAGATCGCAGCCCGGTCGAATCAGATCAGCCTGACCCGTGTCGCTGTCATCGGCGGACTGGCTGCCCTCGTGGCTGCTCGCACGAATAAGGCGCGAACGAAGACGTGGATTACTACTTCCGCGAAACCGCGTCCATCTCATGCTGCGATGGACGGCGAAGAGGTCGCCCTCGGTGAGAATTTCAGCATTGGTGGATCGGGTCCTGGTGACTATTCAATGGGCGCGGACGAAGTGGCCGGATGTACTTGTGACATGGAGTTTTCGCAATAGAATGAATGCAGTACCCCCGCGCAGAGGCGAATCTGCCGGGGGCGTGACCGACCGGGAAGGGTCGATATGAATGAGTCTAAGCGTTGCACGCGATGCAAGAGCGTCAAGCCCGTCGGAGAGTTTGGGAGACGCGCCGCCGCACCTGATGGGATGCACCCCTACTGCAAGGTCTGTGTCCGCGAGTACTGCAAGGCTCGATACGCCACACACACCGAGCAGATCAAGACTGCCGTCCGCGAGTATCGAGCGCGCAACTCTGAGAGCGTCAAAGAGCGCGGTCGTGCCCGGTATCAGGCCAACAAAGCACAGTACGCACCCAGAGCCGCTCGCTATTACCGAGAGAACCGAGAGCGCCTACTAGCGAGAGGCCGCGACTATCGCGCGGCGCTCGACATGGATGTGGAGCGTGCCTACAAGCGGGCATACCGCAAAGCGAACCGCGACCTTACTCGCGAGTGGGAGCACCGCAAGCGGGCACGCGATCAAGGTTCGCTAGTGCTGCCACTGACCCGCGCCATGGTCGTCGGGAAGATCGACTACTGGGGCCGACAGTGTTGGATCTGCTCGGGACCGTTTGAGGCCATCGACCACATCAAGCCGATCAGCAAGGGCGGCCCGCACATCCTGGCGAACATTCGCCCCGTCTGCATGTCGTGCAACAGCAAGAAGCACAACGCCTGGCCATTCCAGCCACCATTGAGGAGCGCGGCATGAACTCCTCGACGCTGTTCGCCCTGCCCTCCGACGCCATCGCCACAACAGCGGACGACTGCTTCACGCCCCGCTGGGTGTTCGACGCGATGGGGCTCAACTTCGACATCGACGTTGCCTCGCCAGCCGGTGGCCCGTGGTTCGTCCCACATAAGGCGTATTACACCGTTGTGGACGACGGGCTCGCACAGCCTTGGGATGGCGTCGTGTGGTGTAACCCGCCATATAGCAACTTCGGCCCCTGGGCTCGCAAGTGGGCGACGTGTGAAGCAGGCGCGCTCATGGGCACCTACACCCCAGGGAGTTCATGGGTGCCGATTGTCCTCGCCGCAGCCGAGGCTGTGACATTCCTGACCGTTGAGTTTGCTCGCCCCCACGACAAGCCCATCCGACCCATGCACGGCCTGTTCGTCGCCTTCCGTGGCGTCGGCACCGAGCCCGCTGAACGCCTTGCTGCCGCTGACAGGTTCGGCGCAGTCCTGTACGGCAAGCACAACCGCTCCACGGAAGGCTGATCATGAA